CACGGCCGGGGTATAATGGAGAGAGAAAATGGCAATCTGCTGAAAAAAAATACACAGGTGTAGCAAAGCCTCCTAAGAAAAAGAAATGGAAAGGTATATTTGGAAAAGATGCAGCGGATGAAATTTTTAATGATTATAAAAAATTTTATACAGATGCTTTTAACAATAAAAATATGTCTCAAGTATCAGAAGCTACAACTTACTTTAAACAAGTTTATGGAAAAGATGGTGAAAAAGCTATCGATCTTTTAAGACGTAATGGTTATGCTAATTTAAAATCAGCACCTTATGAATTAAAACAAAAATTATTAGTTGAATTAGTAGATCAAGCACAAAACAATATTAAATACACAAATAAGTTTGATATTCTAGATAAAGTATTTACCGAGCCTACAGCCAAAAGAGTTAGAGCAGATGGTATATCTAGTCTTTTCAAAAAAGGGGAAAAAAGACAAGTGTTGAGTTGGTTTACAAAAGATCTTTTTAAGAAAGTAGATGGTATGGATAAGATGGATGATAAAATTTCAAAAGCTATAGATTATATGGTTCAAAACAATGTTGAAATTAAAGATGTTAAGAAAGCAACTGGATCAGTTTTTACTCAAGGAGCATCTCCGGGAACAAAAATTAGACTTTCACCCATTAAAAAAACTATTATAAGTTTGGTTGATAATGGAAAAGATGGAATTTCAAGAGCCAATTTACAAAATGGGATAGCAAAAAATGAATGGTATAAGTCTCAGAATTTTGTATCAAAAGGCAAAATAAAAAATGTGTTTGACTATGTTGCAAGAGAATATGGCAATGATTTTATTGGTCAGGGCTTTAACGACGCTTATGAATTTAGTAAAAACAGATTTGGTCGTGTTAAAGTTGCAGGATCTTCCCAAATGCGTCTTCCTGAATCTTTAATATGGCAATTTGGAGTAAGAAGTGCAGATAGGAATTTTAAATTAGGCAACTATGATAATAGTCCTGTAAAAATAACAGATTTAAAAGGAAAGCCGATTGACTATGGATCTCTTCCAGTAGATGAAAGAGGTCTAAGAATAATTGATCCAAAAAAACATAAGTTTATTTATAATGGAACTTTATATGGAAAAAAAGATTTAGTAAAATTAGGATCTAAAACAGGAGATTTTAATAAAGTATATGAGATAGCAAGCGAATGGCAAAAATATTTAGATACTGATATTCCTGATCCCAAAAATCCAAACAACACAATAAAATTTTCAAAATTATTGGAAGACTCTAAAATTGATAAATTTATGGCTATTGGACATGATGATGCACTAGGTGGTGTTAAAGATAAACCTTATAGTAATTTTAAAATTCAAAACAAGTTTGTTAATAAATCTTTAGATTCTGCTTATAGACAAGTTAAAAATAAAGATCTTCGAAAAAGAATAGCTAATCAAATTTATGGAGATTTAAAAGGAAAAACAGGAGATGTTTACAGAGAAGCATGGATAAAGCAAAATACAAAACTGTTAAATGACATTAACAGTGGTAGATTAAATATTGATACAATGGATACTCCATATAGGAAGGCTGGAAAAGAGGTTATTGGAAAAGCAGGTTCTGATTTTCCAGAATGGGGAATTAAAAAATCAACAGAAGCTCTTCGAATTGCAGGAATAGACCCGACAAAATCAGAAGGAAAACTTGCTTTAAAAAAACTTTTAGGCAATAAAACTTTCGTAAAATGGATTAAAAAATTCCCTTGCATGAAATCTGATGGTGGAACTCCAGACATTGCCTGTCATCTTAAAGGAATGCAGCATGAGAAAAATTTACTTGCTGAAGGTAAAGGCTCAAGAGCCATGGCTAAAAAATTCATAGACGGAACGAAAATGGCTCGTAAGGGGGGAGCTTTAAAAGCTATTTTTGGTCTTGGAGGACTTATTGGAGATGTTATTTTAGAAGGAGGTTATGCCGCCTATAATTATACTCAAGGTAAGGATGCAGCGGATATTTGGAGACATTCTTGGTACAGTTTCATGGATCCTAGCATGTGGAAAGATGGAAAATATGTTGGCTGGGTAGAAGATGCAGAAAAACGAAAACAGTATGAGATTAAAGATGAAGAGGGAAATGTTACAGGAATTAGAAAAAATGTAAAAAGATATTATGATAATGTTGATAAACTAGAGAAACAATTAGATTTATACGATAATCTTTTTAGTGCATCCCAACAGGATCCAACTACACAGGTTGGTTGGGAAAAGAAAAGAGAAAAAGCTATGTTCAAAGCAAGAACAGAATTAAGTAATTTTAACACCCGAATAAATCTCGAAGGGGGAATGGATAAAATTTATAAAGAGTTGGAATATGATAGCCCTTACGTAGAGACAAGACTAGAAGCTACGGGTGCTCAAGCTGAAAAGGATAAGGTGGCAGTTTTTGAAAAGATGAAGGAAGCAGGAGCTTTTGGAGAAGATGAGGAATATGCAGATCGATTCGATAAACCTACTCAGTATAAAAAAAGATATCAAGACTTTCTAGATTTTAGAACTACTGTATTTGATAGACCGACAGAACCTTCTTTTTATTTACCTAAAGGTAAATTACATCAAAGAGTTGAAGATCCCAGATATGGAGTACCATATGCAACCCGAGGTGGACCAAAAGCACAATCAGATATAACTGGTGAAGGAATAGAGAATTACCTCATGTTTGAGGCTGCGCAAGCAGGTGAACCAATAACAAGAGATGAAGCAACGAAATTAAAATGGAAATTAATTTATGAAGGTGGAGGCTTAGACTTACAGGATAAGATCGGAATAGCTGGTGGCGTTGCTAATATGGCAGGCGGCGGTATAGTAGGAATAAGAAGACCAAGTGCATTACCACCAACTGGAGGACCCATGCATCAGGGCTTGCGTTCACTATATATTAATGATAAAGATTACTAGGAGTATAAATGGCAGATATAGATAAATCGCTCCCGAACATTAGACACGAGATAAAAGTACCTGGCGCACAGGCACCAACCGATGTCGACATTACGGAGCAACAACCACAACAACCTGTAGAAGTTACACCTGACGAAGAAGGTGGTGCTACAGTTAACTTTGATCCACGAGCCGTGAACCAGGCTCAGTCAACCACTCACTTTGATAACCTAGCCGATATACTTCCAGAAACAGTTATTGATCCAGTTGGAATTCAATTAAGACAAAATTACACGGACTATAAAATGTCCAGAAAAGATTGGGAACAATCTTACATTAAAGGTTTAGATCTTTTAGGATTTAAATACGATAATCGAAACGAACCTTTTCAAGGAGCTTCGGGCGCAACGCACCCAGTACTCGCAGAAGCAGTTACACAGTTTCAAGCACTCGCTTACAAAGAATTATTACCAGCAGATGGTCCAGTTAGAACTCAAGTTTTAGGAGTATCCAATCCTGCCAAAGAAGCTCAATCACAAAGAGTTAAAGATTTTATGAATTATCAACTCATGGATCAGATGAAAGAATATGAACCAGAGTTTGATCAAATGTTATTCCATCTACCCTTAAGCGGCTCTACTTTTAAGAAAGTTTATTATGACGATCTTTTAGGAAGAGCCGTATCAAAATTTATACCTGCAGATGATCTCGTTGTTCCGTATACAGCTACCTCATTAGATGATGCGGAAGCAGTGATTCATGTTGTAAAAATGTCTGAAAATGACTTAAGAAAACAGCAGGTCAATGGCTTTTACTCTGACATTGAATTATCAAAACCAATGTCAGCTGTAAATGCAGATCAAGTAGATGACAAGAAAAGAGAATTAGAAGGAACTTCTAAAACAACAAGAGTTGAAAGTGTTTATACATTATTAGAATGTCATGTTAATTTAGATTTAGAAGGTTTCGAAGATGTTGGTCAAAATGGTGAACCAACTGGAATAAAATTACCTTACATCGTAACAATCGAAGAAGGTAGTCAAAAGGTTTTGTCAATAAGACGAAACTATGCGCCCAATGATCCACTTAGAAATAAAATCCAATATTTCGTCCACTTCAAATTTCTGCCAGGACTAGGATTTTATGGCTTTGGACTCATTCATATGATTGGCGGTTTGAGCAGAACGGCAACGTCTGCTCTCCGTCAATTATTAGACGCAGGTACGTTATCAAACTTACCAGCCGGATTTAAACAACGAGGTGTTAGAGTCAAAGACGACGCTGCACCAATACAACCTGGAGAATTTAAAGATGTTGACACACCAGGTGGTAATCTAAAAGATGCATTTGTATTTTTACCATACAAAGAACCTTCAGCTACATTATTGCAGTTGATGGGAATTGTAGTTACAGCAGGACAGAGATTCGCGTCCATTGCTGACATGCAGGTCGGGGACGGGAACCAAGGCGCAGCCGTTGGTACGACCGTAGCTCTTTTAGAACGTGGTTC